CAAATGATATTAGATATGGATTAATTGGGGTGACCAAATGAGCGAGTTAGATATTAAGGACCGGCTTGCGTCATGGGGTGCGTGGAGTAGGTCAGATGGTAACGGATTGGGCTTTATTAGCCCTTGTTTGCTTATGATGAGGGGTAATGTGCCAGAGGATAGACCGCCACCTAAAACACACCCTATCAGCGATGACGAAGCTATGCTGATTGATGTAGCTATTAAAACATTGAGACATGATTCCGATGTATTGTTTGAGGTTATCAGGCGTAAGTACTTCCACTTGCACACAGCAAAAGAGATAGCAAGATACTATCTGACAGATAAAGAATATCCAAGATTGGCGCACTTAGACTGGGAGCATGAAGAAAAGAAGCGGTCAGACCATCGTCATGTAGGGCTTATGCTAAAAGAGGCTGAGAGGATGATTGAAAGGTATTTATTGACACTACCCCGAAAATAGATTATATTTATGTCACGCTGAACAGAATAGTGTAAAGCGGTGTTAACTAGGGTTGGTATTTGGCGTTGTGTTTACACAGCTTGTTCATCAGGCGGCCCGACCTAATGTTCGTAAGGCGTGTTATATCGGCATGTTAAGCGTCCATTGAACAGATTTCGTTGTGGTTGCTGTATAAACTAACCACTCCCCATTTAAAGCCCTACTTTAACGAGTGGGGCTTTTTTTATACCTACGTTTTTATGCTCGATATGTGATTATCCATATCGGGCTTTTTTATTGTCTACAATTGGCAGGGATGCTATGTGCGAATTGAGCAATGCGGAAGTTTATAACCGCTATCATCAGGACGGCATTAGCCAAACTGCTAAAGACTACTGGCTCAGTTTTCTAAAGAAGCGAGCTAATAGAGGCGGTAAGGATTCTAAGGGCGCTCAAGAGCAGATTGATAAGATTGAGTTTTATAAGCAACTACGGGCCCATAGCTTAATGGTAAAGCAGCCAACTCATAATTGGTCAGATGAAGGTTCGAAACCGTCTGGACCCACCATATTGATTAACCAGTTTGCCCCGCCTTGATTGGTCCGGGCATTTTTTATATGAGGTAACAAGCGATGGCACTCAAAGCGCTAAAGCCAAGACTTGGCGAGATAAGTAAGATGGGCCTTGATACTCATCAGCCAAAGTCTAAATGGGGACATGGACGAGGTGGAAGACCTTGGCGTAGATTGAAAGATAAGATGCTTGTACGTGATAAGCATACTTGCCAAAACTGCCATCGTGTCGGTGGTGAGCTTGAGCTTGATCATATCGTTAATGTCGCCAACGGTGGTACTGACGATGAAAGTAATTTGCAGATTCTATGTACTGAATGCCATCGGGTTAAAACCTTGGATGAAAGTAAGGCAGGGGGGAGGTAATTTTCCTTTCCTCTGGAAGGCACAGGACACCACACACCATCTCATTTATAAAAAAAATCCCTCACCCAACGAGGTTAAAGGATATTAACTCATGGCAATGACCGAAAAGAAAAAGGCGTTTGCTGACAGCCTGATTTCGGGCGCAGCCAAGAATATATCTAACAAGCAAGCCGCTATTGATGCTGGTTACAGCGAAGCAACTGCATCACAGATGGGTAGTAAGCTAGCCAAAGATAAAGATGTTTTACGGTACATGGCACAGCAAAAGTTAAACAACTCACAAGCGATTAAAGCTGAGGTTAAAGACTTTCCAAAAATGGATAGCGAGAACGCAGACCCAAAACAAAAATTACTCGACTTGCTTAACGATGCGGACCCAACGATTGCATTGAAAGCTGCTGTCGCATTGATGCCATATATGTACGCAAGAATTGCACCGGCTGGAAAAAAAGAAGGCGAGAAACAAAGCGCCATTGAAGCCACCAAGACCGGTAAGTTTGCAACACTTAGTCAGCAGTCGGACAAAATACAATAGGTGGTTGCTATGCACAATTCATTTGCTATTTTTTTAACAATGATGTTGTTTGCGGTTTGGATTTTGGTTGCTGTGATATTTGCTGCCATTAAAATAAAGGTTAAAAACAAATGATTACTGAATGGACAACGGCGCTACCTGATTGGGAAAAGCGCATAGTCCAAAAACAATCATTGTTACCTTGTCCACCACTTAATCAAGAAGTCGCAGACATTGCGCTAAAAGTATTTAACAGCCTTGTTTTAGTCGATGTTATTGGTAAGCCTACATTGGGTGAAGCATCATTAAAATGGTCATCAGATTTTGTAGCGTCCATCTTTGGTGCGTATGACCCTGAAACCGGTATTCGCATGATTACCGAGTTTATGCTACTCATTGCCAAGAAGAACGCTAAGTCCACATTGGCAGCCGGTATCATGATGACCGCGCTTATCCTGAATGAAAGGCATAGTGCTGATTTAGTGATTATTGCACCAACCAAAGAGGTTGCTAGTAACTCATTCAATCCAGCGCGTGACATGATTGCTGCTGACCCTGAATTGTCAGCTATGTTCAACGTGAGTGAGCATACAAGAACAATCACGCACTTAGGTACTAACGCAAAGCTAAAGGTTATTGCCGCTGAATCAGAGGCCTTAGCAGGTATCAAGGCGTCCTATATCTTGGTTGATGAATTATGGTTATTTGGCAAACGTGCTAATGCAGGCTCAATGCTGCGTGAGGCAACCGGTGGTCTTGCATCGAGACCAGAGGGTTTTGTTATATATCTAACAACCATGCCTGATGAACCACCAACAGGCGCGATGAAGCAGAAGCTTGACTATGCTAGGTCAGTACGTGATGGCAAGGTTGATGACCCGCAGTTCCTAGGCTTGCTTTATGAGTTCCCTCAAAAGTACCTAGATGATGAGCTCTATCTCAAGCAAGAGAATTGGTACATAACAAACCCTAATATGGGTGCCTCAGTTAACGAGAAGTACATTGAGCGTGAGTTCAAGAAAGCATCTGACGAGGGCAAAGAAGAGCTGCAGGACTTCACAGCCAAGCATTTAAACGTTCAAATCGGCGTATCAATGCGGGCTAATAGATGGGCAGCCAGTGAATTTTGGGAGAAGGCGGCAGCGCCAACACCATTCACTCTAGAGCAGCTTATAGAAGCATCAGAAGTTATTACGATGGGTGTCGATGGCGGCGGTCTTGACGACTTATTAGGTATGGCAGTTGTTGGCCGTCTGCCCGTGGTTATCCGTGAATATGAAGACAGGGTAAGCAAGCAAAAGGTACAAGTAAAACCGTGGTGGGTATGGGCACGCGCATGGTGCCATGAGATTGCACTTGAAAGGCGAAAGTCTATCGCTGATACGCTACGTGACTTTGAAAAGCAAGGCGACTTATCTATTGTCAAAAACATAGGCGATGAAACAGACGAGCTCGCCAAGATTGCCAAGCAAGTATTTGATAGTGGCAAGTTGGATAAAATCGGACTTGATCCATTGGGTATTGGTGCGCTGATTGATGAACTCGCCATGATTGGCATACCTGCAGAAAAGCTCATAGGCGTTACGCAGGGCTTCAAGATGTCTGGTTACATCAAAACCACTGAGAACAAGATTGCTCGTAAAGACATGCTACATGCAAGTCAAAACATTATGGCGTGGTCAGTTGGTAACTGCCGAACAGTCGTCAGAGGTAGCGGTACGATGTTGTCGAAAGCTGAATCCGGTACCGCTAAGATTGACCCTGTTATCGGTATGCTAAACGCCGTCGCACTGATGAGCCAAAACCCTGAAGCTCCTAACCCTGATGGACCGACACTGTACTTTATTTAAGGATTTAGCATGTCTAAAATCGTTGTTTTAAATACAACAGGCTTAAACGTAAGCCAACTATCACATTTAAATATCAATCCCAGTACTGATAGATCTGAGATGGGCATTTATGCAAATCTAATTAACGGTCAAAGAGTATTCTTACAAAAGACAGATAGTTTTGAAGATGCGGTAAGCCTCTTGAAAAAGTTTAGCCAGCTTTGCAATGGTACGTATAGAGCGCCTTTACCAACGCCGCAGCACAACCCAAATATATAACCAAGACCGCCAACTAGGCGGTTTTATTTTGTCCAAATTTTACAACGAGAAACGATATGACTAAGGCTTATAGCACGCTCAAAGTTAAGTCCGTCACCGAAGACGGAGAGAAACGAACAATTACTGGCATTGCGTCCACTCCGCGTCTTGATAGGGATGGCGATACGCTGAATATGGCAGGTGGGGAATACACACTGCCTTTCCCTTTCATGTGGCAGCACGACCATTGTCAACCAGTTGGTGAAGTCGTCGATGTCACCGTGTACGAGGACCAGATAGAGGTGGTGATGGAAGTCGCTGTCATTAGAGAGGAGGGCAAGCTCAAAGAGCGCATTGATGAAGCCTGGCACTCTCTTAAAAATGGTTTGGTTAAAGGCTTGTCTATCGGCTTTGGCGTTGTTGATTACGAATGGATTAACGATGGCACTGGTATGAATATCATGAAGTGGGATTGGTATGAATTGTCCGCCGTGACAGTTGGTGCCAATCCTGATGCTGTGATTACCAGTGTAAAAAGTATTAAGCAGGCTTTCTTAGACGCTGAGAACCCTAGCGCCAAAAGACGCAGCAAAACAAGAGCATCACGAAGTAAAGCAACCGTCTCTACAGCGACAACGCAAAAGAAGACATCTAAACGAAGCATTTCTTTGGTTAGCCGTAAAAAAGGCGGTGTAACCTTACTATCTGGAGATAATTTATGAATTGGGCTAAACAACGCACGCAACTAATTGCGACCATCAAGTCTAAAAAAAGCAAGATTCGCAGTATCATCGCGAAGGCTGCTAAAGCAGATGAAACGCCGGATGAAGAGGCTGAAGAAGAGATTGTTGCTCTTGAAGAAGAGATTGATATCTTAGAAACCAACCTAGATCGTATCGAAGGTATCTTAGAAGATATCGTTGATGCTACCGATGAAGCTGCTGAAGTTATCGTTGAGAATGACGAAGAAATCGAAGCGCTTCTGATGGAAGATGAAGACGAAGAAGACGAAGAAGACGAAGAAGAAAAAGGCAGCAGCCGTCGCCGTCGCCGTCGCTCTTCTGAAAAGCACTACGTAAGCGTCAAGCCTAACCATGCCAAAAAAGGTATTGCGTTTGCACAGTTCGCCAAGGCAAAAGCGATCTCTATTCTTAATCAGCGCAAAGGCAATTACGTCAACCCGTTGGAGATTGCCAAGTCGCAAGGCATGGACCCGCGTGTTATTAAAGCCTTGAAAAAAGCAGCAGTACTAGATACCTCTAACTCAAGCTCTTTAGTGGTACAAAATACAATGGCTGATGAATTTGTTAGCTTGCTAAGAGCGCAAACAGTCGTTGATAAGATTGCAGATAGTATGCGTGCGGCGCCGTTCAATACTACTATCGCAGGTTTGGCTACCGGGTCAACCGCTGCATGGGTAGGTGAAGGCGAGAAGAAACCCGCCACTAACCCAACCTTTTTAGATATTGAAATCAAGCATCATAAACTAGCTGGTATCGTCGTTATGACGGAAGAGCTGCTGCGATTAGCAACACCAAGCGCTGATAAGATGATGTTGGATGACTTGGTTGAAGCGTCAGTCGCTTTGATTGATACAACCTTCTTGGATGACTTGCCGCAAACAGCTAACCGCCCAGCGGGTATCTTGAACGGCGCTCCTAAAGTTGTGGCAACGGGTATCACTGTCGATACTTATGGTGCTGATCTTGCGGCCCTACGTCGTCAGTTTATCTCTAACGGCTTATCGCTCAGTGGCGCCTACTACATCATGAGTGAAACTCGCGCTAGTGACATCGGTGAGCTGCGTGATGCCCTTGGTAACCCGTACTATCGTGGTATGGATGCCCCGCTTGGTGAGAAAACACTTAATGGCTTACCAGTCATTGAGTCTGAAACATCAGCAAACGTCCTTGCTTTGGTTAAACCGTCTGAGCTTTACTTGGCTGATGACGGCGAAGTCCAGATTGATTACAGCGACCAAGCAACCATTGATATGGGCGCGGAAACACTAGTGAACTTGTTCCAAGAGAACAAAATCGCTATTCGTGCTGAGCGTTATATCACATGGGCAAAACGCCGCGTAGCAGCCGCTGCTTATATTGACTACTCATTAATCCCATAAGCCTAAACATCGTTTAGCTTAAGAATGATTAAACCTCAACCATGTGTTGGGGTTTTTTTATGAGTAGGTATTGGCGTGCTAATGCCTCTGTGCATCAGTACCTACTCCTAAAAAATACGAGGTCACTATGAAGATTAAATATATTAAAGACGCACCTAACGGTCCTGCTGGCACCAATGATGATGTCGCAGACTTTGAAGGCAATATTTTGATACTAACAGGCTATGCCGAGTTAGCGGAAACCGACAAGCCAAAACCTAAGGCCAAGCCAAAAGCAAAGGCAAAAACTGAAACTAATACTGACGGCGAGTAATTATTATGGGCATGTTTGACTGGTTCAGTAGTAAAAAATCTACAAACAACGCCCAGCCTGTTAGTGGCGGCGATGCTTGGCGAACGATACATGAGCCATCAATGGGCGCATGGCAGCGTAATGAAGAGATTGAGATTAGCAAAAGTGATCAGATGCGCCACCACGCTATCTTTGCTTGTGTCTCACTTATCACTCGTGACATCGGAAAGTTAAAACTAAAGACTAAGAAGAAGTCAGAAGGCGTTTGGCAGGAACACGATAGTCGGGCGAAGGCGCTTATAAGCAAGCCCAACCACTATCAAAATACACAACAGTTTTTTGAGGCGTGGGCGACCAGTAAGGCTACCAGCGGTAACACTTACGTTTGGAAGATTCGCAATCTATATGGCCAATTATGGCGATTGGTTGTGCTTGACCCTGAACGCGTCAAAGTGCTGGTAGATATTGAGGGCAATGTTTTTTACCAAGTCCGCCGTGAACGCCTATTTGACCTTGATGAAGACTTGATGATACCCGCGTCTGAAATTATACATGACCGATTCAATTGCTTTTATCACCATTTAGTCGGCTTATCACCAATCACAGCTTGCGCACTATCAGCGGCTCAAGGCATTAGTATTCAGCGTAACGCACAGGCATTTTTTGCTAATGCATCGCGCCCATCGGGAATCTTGGTCACACCGGGGTCGATTAGCCCAGAAAAATCAAAAGAGATGAGTCGACAGTGGAACGAAAATCACTCCGGCTCTGGGACAGGCAAAACAGCGGTGTTGGGTGATGGCGTGAGTTACATTCCTATCTCAGTTGCTGCCAGCGATGCGCAATTAGTAGAGCAATTAAAGTTATCTGGTGAAATTGTTTGTACGGCTTTCGGTGTGCCTGCCTTTAAAATCGGGCTTGCGCCGTTACCCGGTGGCAAAGTTAGTGATCATAACGATATCTATTACAGCGATTGTCTGCAGCACTATATCGAGAGCATAGAGACGCTACTCAACGACCATCTTGAATTAGAAGAAGGCGTTGAGGTTGAGTTTTGTCTAGACGCGCTACTACGCATGGATTCAACCAGTCAGATGTCATTCCTTAAGGAAGGCGTCGCTTCAGCGATATTTTCACCGAATGAGGCTCGTGCCAAACTGGGTTATATGCCAGTTATCGGTGGCGAAAGTCCTATGATTCAGCAGCAAAACTTTAGCCTTGCTGCTATCGCTAAACGTGATGCCGGTGACGACCCGTTTTCTAAAACGCCAGTCCCTGCTGAAGCAGACGAAGAACCACAAGGAGATGGCGATGACTTGGGTAACGCTTGAAGAAGCAAAGCACCATCTGCGCTATGACGATGATAGTAATGACCCTATGCTAACGGCTTATATTGCCGCTGCTGAGGCTACTATCAATCAATACATAACAGACAATGTTGCATCAGCTGCCACGCCTGATATTAAGGTCGCAGCCTTACTGCTAATCGGTTACTACGACTACCACCGCAACATGGATAAAGACATGCCTAGCGACGGCAATTATTTGCCTGCGCCAGTACGTGCTTTGTTATGGCCGTATCGACAACCATCGGTAAATTAGGGGTTTATATGAAAGCTTTGGTGGATTTACACAACTCTTTTAGCGATGCAGTAAACGCTTTGTCGCAAGAAGATAAAGCTGCGCTACATGCTGATCTTAAAGCAGCGCAAGAAAAAATGGACGCAGACAAGAATGGTTGTTATCAACCGCTAACGTCAGGCAAGAAATCAACGCCACCTGGCGCTAAATAGGAGTTGATTATGTCATGCAAAGGTTGCGAAGCGCGTAGAGAATGGATAAGGAAGCAAAAAGATGCCGCAAAACAAAGTATGCAAATGCTTATCAAGCGACTTAATAGAACTGATGACAAAGATAATCGAGCAAAATAACACACTTATCGAGCAGTCAGCCGCTAAAGACAATCTGATAATGCAGCTAATCGAGCAAAATGACGCGATACTAAATGAGCTTGTCGAACAAGATGATGATGAGTCATGCGGTTCGCCTTTTATAGACGGGTGATTTATGGGCGTTCGAGCAGGACAGCTACGACACAGGGTAACTATCGAGCAGTATCAAGCAGGTGGGCGTGATGAGAACGGCTTTGAGACACCGGCAACATGGACTGAGCACTCAAAGCTATGGGCTAAGGTCACACCGCTATCATCTAAAGACTTGATAAGCGCACAGGGCGAACAGTCAGAAGTTACAGCTCGCATGATGGTGCGCTACAACACAGACATTGATACAGGTATGCGTGTCATCTGGAAAGGGCGAACCTATGCTATTGACAGTCAAGGACTTGATGATAATGAAGATGGTATGACCTATACCACTTTTAATCTGCGCGGTAATGTCGAAAACTTTAAGGGGTAGCGCTATGCCTAAAATATATCAAAGTGAGTATGATTCGGTTGTCGTTATAGAACGGAAAAACGGCAAGGTTTATTTATCGGACGATCTAGACGACAGTATCATAACCATTTGCCCTGAAAGCTGGCCGCAGATAAAAGAGCTTATCGAAAAAGAGTTCGGGAAGGACTAATCATGGCTAACGAAATCACAGGGCTTGATGAAGTGCAAGCCAAGCTGCGTATTCTTGGCAACAAAAGAAAAGCTAAGAACGCAGCTAACAGGGCTTCACGCAAGGCTATGAATATTGTCAAAGACGCTGCACGAAAAAATGCAAAGTCTATCGATGATAAAGATAGCCCTAACAAGATTTGGAAAAATATTGTAGTTAAAACCGGTAAGACCAAAGGTTATGAAAAGGTAACCATGCAAGTCGGAGTCCGTGGCGGTGCTAGAAAGTACGGCAAAAACGCAGATAATAGACGTGCTGGCCGTATCGGTAGAACTTATGCAACAGGCGGTAGTAAAAAGAACCCTGGTGGTGATACATGGTACTGGCGTTTTCTTGAATTTGGTAGCTCAACCAATAATGCAAAGCCATTTCTTAGGCCTGCTTTAAATAACAACAAGGACGCTGTGCAGCAAGAGTTTGCCCGTGCCTATGGCGAGGAATTAGACAAGGAGATTGCCAAGCTATGAGCTTTATACCGATATACGCCACGCTTAACGCAGACGCAGCCGTTACAAGTGCTATAGATGTACCTAAGAAAGTATTTGAGGACGTAGCACCACTAGGCACAAAGCAGCCTTACATTGTATGGCAGACAATCAGCGGTCAAGCAAACAATCACCTAGACTGTCCGTCTAACCTTGATGACACGCAGTATCAGCTAATGGTCTATGCATCAAATGCCAAAACAGCTTACGAGTTACGCGACCTTTGCCGTAAGGCCTTAGAAAATCGGTCATGGATCAACAATCCATCAATCAATCAGTATGAGACTAAAACCAAGCTTTACGCTCGTGGATTCGATGCAAATTGGATTTTAGAGCGTTAAGAAACCACCAATACAGGACATAAAGAGATGGCTAAAGTTAAAAAAGGCGTTTTGACGCAAGGCACAAATGTATGGATTAAGCATGGCGATGTGCCAGAGCTTACAAAAATGCAGTGCATCACAGGTATTACACTAGGCGATGATAGCCCAACCGATATTGCGAATACTTGCCTAGAAGAAACAGACAGCGCAACGTCTATCTATGGCTTAAATCAACCAGGTGAAGGCTCAATAACTCTTAATACTGACCCCGAAAACGCCAGTCACTTAGTTTTGTTGCAACTTGCAGCAGACAATGCGGGCGTTGAAG